CCGGTCAGCAGAGGAAGCGCACCCAAAAAGGCTAAAAGCCGCGAATGCAATAATCAGTTTCTTCATGTCATCTCCTTTTACCACCAACCCATATCCACTTTATCCTCAACCAACTTCAAGCCCTTTATTTGATGATCTTTAGCAACGTAGGGGAGGAAGGCACGATTTTTGTATCGGACAAAGGGAGGGACCAATCGGAGACCCCCCATACATTGCTCGCCAATGCTTTGACGGTGAAAGGTCCATTTGGCATGGTGCCCAGATCGTATAAGATCCTTTTACCATCCGTTACCACCGGGACACATTCTACCGCCGGAATCTCAATGGCCTCTTGAGTCCCAAACTGCAATTTGAAACCGGTGATCTTATCGACAGCCGAAGTACAATCACAAGTTAAAAAAGGACCAGCGGCAGCAATCGTAGGAATTGCCAATAAAACTAAAAACAACAACAACGTCTTTTTCATAACGCCCCCCTTAAGATTTGTAAAAATGGTTCCATTGGTTGAAATTGCAATCTATATATTTGACCCCCGTCTACGCAGGCGGGATCAATAGAGTTACACCAGGAAGATGCGATTAAACAATCCTTGTCTTTACAAGTTCGGAACTGAAACCAGTAAATTCCTGGCTTAGGACTCTTGACGTTAATCGTTGTCTCCTTAGTGTTATAAGAGTAAACAACGTCAGAATTTTCCCGAATCAATTTGGCCTCGAAATGGTCAATCACAAAGGATGCTTTTGACTCCCATCTAAAAGTTACGGTGTCCAATGATTTTGCAGTAAACGTCAAGGGAGGAGAAGCCCAGATTTCAAACACCAAGACGGAAGCACAAATAGCCCAACAGATAACCGCAGCGATTAAAAATCTTTTTTTGAATTTCACTTGACTCCTCCTTTCTTGATTTTGTTTATTAATTGTTTTTTGGGCCAAGTGTTTTTGCATTTAGTACATACCCACCACAAATTATTTTCCTTATGAGGAATTATAAGAGTACAACCACATTTACAAGTCACCCAGACACACCGCCTTTACTGTTACATAAATCCAATATTAACAAGCATTAAAGTCAGTTCACCAAACTTGCTTAATCGCATTTACCAAGACATTCGCAGACTTTTCCCAAGTAAATTGTTTCTTAATTCTTATGCTGGCCTTCTTTCCTAACTCTAAAGCCTTTCGATAATTGTTTATAACGAATGCCATCTTTCTAAGCAAATCATCTGGATTAGGAAAAGCACACTCAGTTTCAACTTTACCATTATAACCGATGAATTGTTGTTCCGTTTTCCCCATTCTATATTGAAGGGGAAACCCAACGTCACTATCAAAAAAATCCGTTACACCAGAATAGAAAGTGGATATGCAAGGCAAACCTGTAGCCATTGCTTCCGCAAGGGTTAAACCAAACCCCTCACCGTGAGTAGGAAACAAAAAACAATGGGATGACTGATACAACTTTACCAATTCACGTCGAGTTAAATTCCTACTGTCAAAAACAATGTTTTTATTCTTCTCAATCTTGTCAGAACCAGTAGTCTTAACATACAATTCTATTGACCCTGATTTTGAAAAACTTTTTTTCCATACGTTAATAACTTCCTCCCAGCCTTTCCTTGGATTAGGAGCCCCAAGCCATAAGAAACGAAAGGGTCTATCAGTAGGGAATTTTCTTTTCTTGAATTCAAATTCAGGAGAAACACCGTGGTTAACTACTGTAATTTTTTCGGAAGGAAAGTATTTTGTAAGTAGAGTTTTACACCATGTTGAAGGTGTAAAAAGAAAATCAGCTTTTCTGATGTTATCAATACAAAACTGAGGGAGGGTGGTGGCTTCATTCATGGTAAACAACCAATTAACTTTTCCATCAACTGGTTGTTTATACAAATCCGGGGAGGCGATTATCACAGAATTCTTTGCCTCGTCTGATACATCAACAAGTTTCGCTACTTCGTCATATAATTCCTTATTATGAACGGAGTATCCAAAAGAGTTACCTACAAGCTCAATATCTACGGCCCTTGCCCAATGCAACTTTAAAGTAGTTTCCATAATTTGTGATTGCATTTGCAGTGACCATAAAATCGTTTATCGGCTTCCTGAGTTTTCCCACAATTTATACATTCAGCAATAAAATTAGAAGATGTGTGAAAAGTGGGACACCCGCATTGACTGCACTCAATCGTAACGGGCTGATCTTTCCTTACAAGCAAGTCTTTACCACACTTATCACAAATGAGATAATTACTCGAAGGAATTATCGACACGGTTTTGGTTTTTTTGGTTTCATCTTGATCCTCAATAGTAATACCGTCAATTTGACGGATTACTTTTCTTTTTAATACTGGCATCTTGGGCCTCCATTTTGCCATAGCCTCCTTAAAATCCCTGGTGGGGGAGGGAGGAGGCCGGGAACCCTCCCCCACCACTCTTTTATACCAACAGGTTACGCATTAGTCAGCAATCGAACAAAACAATTAGGTTGTGCAACCTTCAAAGCCCACCGATTGTAGATTTTAAAGCGTGTCCGGTTGGTAGTCCAGAGACCGTAAGGATCTACCTGAAGAGCAGCATTCTGAACCCGACGTCCAAGACCAAAACCCTTCATATTCCCATAGGAAATAAAGGCGGTATTTGCGCCAGTAGTGGAAGGCATTTTGATGCACTCACTATACGGATACCCAAAAATAGTCCCAGGAACGCCGCTTCCATAATTACCATCCATGAAAATCGGACGACCTTGAGAATCTTTCAGAGTACGAACATAGTGCAGAATAGCTCCAGACATGAAATAGCGAGCACCCTGTTTCCGTAAACCGTCCAATTTAGCAATCATAAGAGACAAATGATCGCCAGACAGTTGACTGAACATGGTGGAACCAGACATGACAACGGAGTAACCGCAAGCAGCAGACAGTAAACCAGAAACACCGCCATACTGACCAGAACCAGTACCGTTGAAACCAGCATCGTCAAGAGTCATACCAACAGCCTCAGCCAAAGCCTCAGCCAACCAGGAAACGATGTCGGAACGAGCGTCAAGCATACTATCATTACGAACAACGGAGTATGCAGACAACTCTAAATTTTCCAACTCGACTTCTGCCAGATCAGGGTTAGACTCTCCAGTGGTGTTGCCCCAATAGGCTACAGCCGCACCGATTTCAGCCGGGAAAGACTGCTTATTAGAAGTCATATCCCACATACGAGCAAACTGCAGGATTAACGAGGACTCACGAGCGTAATGCAGAATCTCGGAATCAACAATGTCAGGCAGAACGAACACGTTGCCAGGATCACCAATATCAGTTGTGGTGGTTTTGGTTCCATACTCAGACCGGAGTTTTTGCAACGCGACCGGATCTTGCAGGACATTGGCACGCAGGAAAAGCACAAAGTACTTAGCCACTTCCAGACGAGTAGGCTCGTCCATCTTATGACCAGTACTGGTAATCTTTTCCATCAAACGCCGACCTTGTCGTGCCTGATCGTAAGAACCAAAATATTCTTTCAGTTCTTCAGGGTTCATTCCAGTAGTAGCTTGAGGAAGAGTAAAACCACGCTTCATCAGCTCCTCATAACTTGCCAACTTAGCCTCAATCTCTTCCTGTTTCTGTTTAATAGCACCAACAGAACCAGTAGCGAGAGCCAAGTCCTTTACCAAACCTTCTAATTCTTTGATAGGGTCCATTTAATTTCTCCTTTAGACTTGTAGCGATTTTATCGCTTCTTTTAAAGAGTCAGTTATCGTTTTTAGAACTTTCGTATCTTCTTCAGAAAGTTCTTGTTCCCCTGTTTCCTTAGCCCCATTGTCAGGAGGACTGGGCGCTTGTTTATTGATAGATTCCTGAAGAGTTGTCAGTTTCCCGTCAATCTCAGAAAGTTTCTCCATTGTTTCAACAATACTCATCTTTTCCCCAATATCCGAAAGTTTTGCGGATAAAGCCATCAAAATTTCTTTTATTTCTTCCATTTCTTTCTCCTCCAATTCAAAGTTTTTAGGAACTTGATGTATAGTACCAGTTTCCTCTTCAAACTCAATATTTTTTCCAAGTAACAATTCATTTAAAACATCGTCTTCTTTTACTTGGCCTTTCAACTCCTCAATTACTTCTAAAGCACTCTTTCCATTAAATGCCTTAATGTAGGCATCAGTTTGAATTGCTGCAGGATTGGACGGAACCGGACACGCAGACAATTCTAAAAGTTCTTGTTTAGTAAATTTCCTTCCATTCCAACCGTTAGGATCTGTATCTTTGTCTAACGGCTCCCATTCTATAGGTATAAATCCAACAGAGGACGCATTTAAAATCTTCTCTCTAAAAAGTTCCAAAATCATATCTGCAAAAGGGTAAATCCCTTTAGATGGGAACTTTTCATGGAATTCAAGCCTGTCCGGATTTTTCCTACGCACAACTTTAACAGCCGCACCAATAGGAACGGAATGGTAATCATGAGCATAAAGAAATACAGGGTTTTTCAAAAAATTGTCCATTACCCATCCCTTAACACTAATTACATCACCATCTCGATCCAAAGTTTCGTCTGTTCCTGTAATAACGATGATTCTGCTTTCCATATCAACAGATTTAACCAATCCAGCACGATCCGATGCAAAAAGCTGTTTTCCATCTTTCTGCAACGGCACCCCATCTTTGTCTAAAATTTTGTAAGACATTTTATCCTCCTATGAATTTGTATCAATAAGCTCAATACATCTACAATTAATAGTTTCACTTGCCGCACCCATTGGATCACCAGGAAAACGCAAAGTGGAACCACTTCCTAACACCCATGATTGCCCAATCGGCACTCTTAACCCGTGCATTACTCGATGAGTTCTTCGAACTCTTTCATCCAATGCAGTAAACCAAATTTTCAATTTGTATTCTGATCTTTGCATTTCAATGCTTCTTGAATAATTCAAAGTCTTGCTAATTTCTGTCGTTGAAATAGTCATTGCCCTCTTTGACGCACTTGCAAACACTCCTCTAAATCTACCAGCAATTTCATTGACAGTTTCATTTGCAGCAGTACCTTGTTGTAACTGTTTTCGTATATCATTCTTAACTGTGTCAATAACTCTGGTTAACTTCAAAGGTATAGCAGTTAAATAATAAATAACCAGTGCATCATTTAAGCTAAATCCTGAACTCACATTAATTTCTGCCGCAAGAGTTGATGCCCCATATCGTAAAGCTCTTTCGTATATTGGAACTGTGAAAACAATTAAATCCCTACGTTCGTCCATATACTCTTCAGTCTCAACATCTTTTGCAGCTTTAACATTTAAAAGTTTTAAAGTTTTCTTTCGCATATCAAAGAAAACTCTTCGTATCTTCGATTCAAACTCCCACAACAACAATTCAGACCCCCCAACAATTTCCCTCCACCTTCTCCCTGCCGCTTCTTCTTCCTCAAATGTAAATCCGTCCTTTGCCATTGCTGCTTTAGGTTCGTCTGGTACTACAGGTTCTTCTTTGGGCTTTTTCGGCTCGTCTGGAACTACCGGTTCCTCTTTGGGGGGAAGTTTTGGCCCCAACGCAGGATTTACCCCCATCAAATCAATCGTGCCATCAGGTAAAACTTTAACTGTATTGGAAGGAACATACCAGAAATTCCTCCAGGGTTTTGAATCAAAGCCCAACTGCAAACGAGCATTAATTTCATTTGCAGCGTACCCCATTTTGAATAACTTGTCACCAGTATCTACTTTATCTTTAAAATCTTCATGTAGAGCTTCAACATTGGATATATCAAAAATGATCTTATGAGTTATATCATTTTTAAAAATAACTGCTGTCAATGCAGTTTCGATCATTCCCATCAAAGGTAAATTCGTTCCTTGCCACCACTCTTTACGTTCAGTCTTAGCTGTAGCAAAGTTTAAATCATCTGTAACGGAAACGATTACTTTTTTCATGCCAAAAAGTTGCAAAATGGATTCTCTATTCATCTTCTTCAATTCAGGAAACATCATATCCTTTTGGGATAATCCTGTTTGCGTGAATTTCAATCCATTATCTATAATTGCTAATCTGTGGCCTTGCTGGAAACCCTTATGCTTGTCTTCAAACTGTTTTGATATACGTTCAAATTGACTATCATTAATTCTATTCTCACTTGACAGAATACCACCAGGAACAGCTCCTTCATCAAAAAACTTTTCATTATAAATTGATGTTTTGTAGTCGGTTCTAATTGGTATTCTGCCAGCTTCAATTGGAGCCATTCCAATAAAAGGACTTTTTGGATTAAAAAACTTGATAGAAGCTACTTCATCTACACTTAAAGGAATACCTCGTAGTTCTTGCTTAGGTTTGTAAATCCACCCTTCTAACTGATTTGTACCTTCACTTATACTGGGTTCCATATTTCCTTTTGGAATAACCCACAAAGCTGTGTATTGTTTTGATCCAGGAGGAAAAGGCAAAATCCAAACATGGCCGCACAACAACAATTGACTTATTACTGTGCTAATAAAATCAAATTGTGTTGGATTAACTGTGTTTGGATTGTCCAATAATTTTTGAAGGGGGTCTTGATCTGGAACTTGAATCCAATCTTTGCCTTTCTTTGCAACAACAGTCAAAGGAACCTGGGCGATTGCCTTTGCTGTGGTTGAAATACAAACGTAGACTAAATCAGATTTGTAGTAGGGATCAGTTAAAACATCATCTCCACCAGGGATTTGCAAATTCTTCAAAAATATTGCATCCCATCCAGCACCAGATTTAATTACATTGGAAGCAACTCGTAATTTATTTAGCCTGTTCATTAGTTTCTTTCTCTTCATTAATATCATCGGTTAGAAATCTAATAATGCGTTGGACCCAAAATCCCACACTACTAATTCCAACGACCAAAATACCACACCACATAATCATGTCCCAAATTTGTGTAGGCATTACTTTGTCATCACTTTTAAATTACTATTGTAACCTTCTTTGTGGTATTTCTTCATTATGTAATCTTTGACTTCAGGTTTCATAATGTTGAAATCTTTTCCTCCAAATTTGGTAATGATTTCATTTTTTGAGAACTCTGTTAACTCTCCCCAAATGAGTAAATGTCTCGGCGTTGCATCTATCATAAAGCCTCCTTTATTTTCCTCACTATTACATGAAATTCTTTAATCTCTACTTCAAGAAATGGAGCATAACATTTTAAAAAGCAGTCAATTGCTTCTTTTGGTCTATTCTGAGGACCTTCCCCGCCCTCCCAATTATAATCATCAAATACCATGTAGTGATTCAAACGGAGTAAATCAAAAGAATTTACTGCATCATGAAGGACCATGTCTCTGTTGTGGTTTCCATCTATAAAGATAAAGTCAAACAAAAACCCGTCAAGTCCAAAGATTTTAAGCCAATGTTTTGAACTTCCCTTGCGAGCTTCGATTTTATGACTGTTCCTACTCGTATTTTCTAAAAACACTTCTATTCCACGAAGATCGGGATGCCAAGGGTCCCATGGATCTACACAATACAACTTTCCACTATTCAGCATGTGATCGCAAATCCAATTTGCAGATAGTCCTTCAAAACTGCCAACTTCTAAAAATTTTAGTTCCCCTTCTAACTTTTGGTGAAATCTAATGAAATCGTTACTCCACTGTTTATCACCTGTAAAAAAGTTTGCAGAATACTTTTCCATTATAAGAATCTCACAGTTGGACCAAAGTTACAATACTCCTTTGTATATGTATGGAGTGCATAACGCATTGCATCCATAGCATGATTGTTGAATTTAATGGGGTCATCAAGAATTCGTTCAGTCTTTCGGTCTTTCTTCCAAGAATAAGAACGAATTTCCTTTAAAATATTAGTTGCAGAATCCATAACATTGAGTTTGTAGCGTCTAACTGTGTCGATTCCATCATGAATATCTTTTTCTGCTGGTATAATATTAAAACCAGCATCTTCAAACTCTTTTATTCTGTCTGGTTCTGCAGAATCTGCAAAGAAATAACACCTTCTTTTGTCTTCATTGGACACTTGTTTAGAAACAGCAGAAATTAATTCTGGATTAGTCAATCCAGGTTGATAAATTAACTCATCAACCCATGCGTTCATGTCTTTAATTGCTACTTTTATAAGAGTTGAAGGATTGTTAAAGCCAAAATCTATACCATAAACAGTTTCATCAGGGTTTGCACACCAATAGTCAATTTTGCCCCAATTACTGTAGATTTGGTTTTCAAGTTTTCCCCACTCTCCTAAAGTGTAGATTCTGTAGTAATTTGGATCTTGAAATTGAAGATCAAGTAATAATTTGATGTATTCTTCACTTAAAAATGGATTGCACTTGTAGTTAGAAACGATTTCGTGAACATCATTCATTTCTTCAAGTACTTTAGTCTTGATCCAATGATATTCATCTTCAGGGTTAAAAGCCATATATAATTGATTGGGAATTTTCTTATCAATGGGAGCAGAAAGTCGAGTACGAAGAATAACGAAATCCTCATAAGTAAATTCTGTAGCTTCCTCCATAAAGATGTCATTCCATTGTGTAGATTTAATCTTTGTAGGATCATCTAAAGAACCAAATTGTATAGTTGAAGTACCATAATCAAGTGTTAAGTCCTGTTTGTGTTCAACAACTTTTCCAGAAAGACCTAATCTTTCTACATAACCCATAGTATCTTTATATGTAGATTTTCTTAATGCAGGTAGTGTTTTTCTGAGCATTAGAATTTGTCTTCCAGGAATACCAAAGAACCTCTCTACAAGTAACTGAATAATAGAATAGGATTTAGATGAACGAGCTCCCCCTCTATTAGCAAGAACAATTGCTTTCGACTGTTTATTCTGCATGAACACATCAGTAATAGTTATGTTCGGAGATATTTTGTTACCTGTAAATTTCCTTTGACCTCCTCTTGGCCTACCAGTTGCTCGTCCCATACTACTTCTTAACTTCCTTAGGCTTTGCTACAGTATATCTAAACGTAATAGGCTTGGACAGTTCAATCGACATTTCCGTCTTTTCTGTCCAACCCCTGTCTTTCCCCTTACATTTGAGGTAAAACTGGATAGCAGCAAGGTTTTCCTTCTCTATCTGCTTTTGTAACTTCTCTTCTGCATTGTCCAGTTCAACTTCATTAAAAGTAATTAAACACTCCTGCAACTTCTTACTCTTCTTAATATACCCTTGTATTGTAGCTAAAGTAACGCCCAATGAATTAGCAGTTGAACTAAGTTTTCCTTTGTGTTCATTCAACTTTGCTACAATAACAGATTGCTTGTACAGTCCAATAACAGGATCAGAAGGGTTTGTAGCATTATATGCAACAGCAATTTTACTTGAAATTCTTTTCTTGAGCAAACCCACTTTACCTGTAGTGCCAGGTCTTGGACCACTTTTCTTCTTTGGACTGCCATCATTTTTCAATATTCCCATACAAACTACCCTCCTTCTTAAGAGTAAATCCAATCATCAATGAGTTAAAAGTTTTGAACAACTTGAAAATTTGAAAAAAAATTTTGAAGAAACCCCTTTTCTGCACTACAAACGCTCAAAATTAGCAAAAAAGACATAGAAAAAAAAAGTTTTAGTGTATAGGGATGGTTTAAAAACAGTCTAATTACTATCTGATTTTTTTGAAACAGTGCAAAATATGAGGGGATTCTATCTATGCCTTTTCTCCCGACTTAGCCTTTCAAGGGGGTTACCCCCCTTAATAAGCTATAAAATAGCTATTTGTAACCTATTGAATTTATTGAATAAAATAGCTTGAATTGTCAAGGTTAAACGTATAACGAATAAGCCTTGTCTAACCATGTCTAAACGGTTAGTGTATTACCTTAAGGCGTTTAAACGCCTTTAAAGAGTATCTGGTATCTGGTATCTGGTATCTGGTATCTGGTATCTGGTATCTGGTATCTGGTATCTGGTATCTGG